CAGCAATTAATAGCGCGTCAAAAGGTGGCGGCTCATCAGTTAGCGCACCTTCAGCAACCTCAGTTGATACATCACTACCGGAAGAGACACCAGAGCTAAGTGTTAGCGCTAGCGATACATCAGGCTCAAATCAGAGTATAATAATAAGATTCGAGGGCAGTGGCGATGATATAACCGAAGCTATTGCCAATAACATGAAAGTAATGCAAGTAGGCGGATTATTGGGGTAAATATGATAGCAAGTAAAACTAATGTATCACCACTAGCCACTTTAACGGTATCACCAGAAAGTGCATTGCAAGATATAACCGTTATTACCGACGGTGACTATTCATCGGTATACTCTGATTTGAGCCTGATGTATCGCTAGCGCTAACACTTAGCTCTGGTGTCTCTTCCGGTAGTGATGTATCAACTGAGGTTGCTGAAGGTGCGCTAACTGATGAGCCGCCACCTTTTGACGCGCTATTAATTGCTGATAACTGTGCAGCACCAGTTGCGGCTATTGAAACTGATGCCGCTAACGCTGCTGGGTATGGTAAATCAGCGAATGCTCTAGTTATTCCCGCTGCCGTATCAGCTACAACCAAGCCAAGCCTTAATGCTTTATTGTCTTCAAATAGTAGATTGCCAATATTTATAGCTGCGTCAGCGTATGCCAATTCCGAACTCAGCTTGTCATCATTTGATTTCTTGGTGGCTTTAGCTTCTGCTTGTTTGTCCTTTTCAACAGATGATAATCTCTTTTGATCAAGTGCATTGAGATTATCAAGATATTCAGAATAAAGCTCAACTTGTAGGTCGTGGTTATTGCCTATTATTTCCTGCTCTCTAAGTAGCTTTTCTTCTAGTAGTAATTCTTCAGACTTAAATCTTTCCTCTATTAACGCCAACTCACTTGCGTTATCTTCGGTCGTATCTCTTTGCGTTGCTGCTGATGGTGTAAAATCTCCAGTTGAGAAGTCACCTCCGACGCCTTCGTTGACTTTGCTAAATCTATCCTGCTGCTCTATTAGTTTTTCTCGTTGCTGCTCAAGTTCGAATAGTCTTTGGTTGACAATTGAAAGGCCGTCAGCTTGTTCTCTTATGTTATCATCTAGGTCGGTTGTTATGTACTCCCCACCAAGCAATGATTGAAGTTGCTCTTCGTAGTCTGCGGATCTCTTGGTTAATTCTTCAATTTCTCTATCAAGTGAGTTGATGCTACTTATGTTTTCAGCGTTCTGGAATGTATTAAAAAAGTCAACCAGTGTGTTAGTGGCCTCTGGAACTATATCTATCACCGCATTGAAGAAATCATTAAAAATTGGAGCGAATGATGCAGATATTAACGTTGCAGCATTGCCAAGTTGATCTGTTAATAACTTGGATGTATCAGCTAGTGCGGCTAGGTCTTTCTCTTGTGCTGCTGTGATGGCAAGCTCTGCGTTAGCTTTGTTGTATCTACTAGTTAGAGTGTCCAACTCCCTTCCGTTTTCAGCAAATAAAGGGGATAACCTTGATAGGTCATTACCAAGAGACTCAAAAACAAAAGTAGTTTGCTCTGCTGTTGCGTTAACTGATTCCAGTTGATTTGATATTTCCTGAATAACTTCTTTTGACGTTAATCCTTGCAAGCTTTGAGCGAATGACAACGCTTGAGCCTCGGTTAAACCTAGTACATCTGCTACATCCTGAAATGCACCAGTTCCGACCGTGGCGAACTCACCTATCTTATCGGCAAGATCTTTTGATATGTCAGCGACCTGCTCAGCGGTTACACCATATGATTGAGCCGCAAAAGCTAAAGACTCAAAGTCACCAGTGGCTAAACCTGTTTGAGCTGATAGCAATTGAAGTTCTTTTCTTGATTTAGCAGTAATGGTAACAAACGCTGTAAATGCAGTGACGGCACCAGCAATCGCTAAAGAGCCTTTTTTTATCGATCCAGATAAGCTGCCAATAGATAGCGATGTGTCATTTGATTCTTTATCTAAATTACTTAAATCTTTGGTGGTTGCTTTTATTTCCGTCTGTATCGCGGAATAATCAGACTTTGCAGACCTCAGCTTGGTTGATAAATCGTTAGTGGTTTTCTGATTTCTTGATAATTCAGTGCGTGATTTTGAAAGAGAATTAGTTAACCTTTCGATCTCTTCCGAGGTGGCCTCACCGGATTCCTCAGCTTCCTTTAATTGCTTAGCGTATCTATCAACCTCCTCCTTTGCTGATTTAGTTGCTGCCCTCGAATCTATTAGGCTCGAATTTAAAACCCCTATAGATGAATTAAGTTTTGTACTTTGAGCTGTAAGTGATTTTATTGCCGATACGGATTCACTGGAAGCCTTTGTCATTGCACTTACTGATGACTCAAGACCTGTAGCGCTTGATTCGGCTTTGTCTAGGCTTTTTTCAAAATCCGCTATTGATTTAGTAGAGTTACCTAACTTAGCCTCTAACTCGACCACTAATTTTTCAGTTGATGCCATAACTAAACCCTGTTTTTAAGTAAATTATCTGACATGCCGTTTGCCTTTCTCTGAGCGTTAACCATCATACTGGTATCTTGGGTTGACTCAAATTTATGATCTGCTATGCAGCAAATATCAACCATATCAAGCTTCCAAGCTTCTGATGGCGATATGTTATGATCTTTAATCATTAATCGCCACCACATGCGATAGTCAAATCTAAACGCTTCAGCTTCTCTATATTTAGTTAGGAAACGGCTTCTTTCTTTTTTTCTTCGTTAATCTCTTTTAGGTACTCAAGGACCTGCACAGATAGAGACGACACAACGAATTGATACGGCTGCATCTTTAGGTCTTCACTCGGGAATAGGCCTGAATGAAACATTGCATCTTCAATCTCTTCAATCTTAAGATGGCTATTTTCTTGCTTTGCCATAAAGTACAAAAGACTGGCACAATCAGAGAATGAAGCAACTCCGCCAACCTTAGCTAGCGTTTTTGATATGCTATCACCATTAGCCCTAGAACCTTGAAATGAGTCAATAAAAAGAATCAAAGTAGACCACAAGCATTTGCCTGTAGCCTCTTCGAATTCCTTCATTGCTGCAAGTGACATTCTGCAAGGATAGTCTTTGTAGCAAAGAGTGAATTTCATTATTAGACCTCTACTCGCTGGAATGAGCCAGATGAGAAGTATGTGACATCAAGAGTCACAGCTTGTTCTCTTACCGCACTCTCAGTGTTTAGCTTAGGCAGAAAAGTTCCAATGTAGTAATAGTCTATAAAGTCAAAAATATAAGACTTTTGAACCTTATTATTGATATCTGCAATTTCCGCCTTCTGCGCTATATCACCTGTAAAGGTTAGTTGTAGTGCTATATCAATAGATGTTATTGTTGAGTTGTTGCCATCTATCGAATCAAGGTACTCACGAAATCCACCCGTAGACTTGTTTGATATCTCAATGCCATCACCATTGTGCGTGATCGTTGCATCACCTTGGCCAGCTAGGTTTGTTTTTGTTGCGTAGTTGTCACCTATATAAAGCAAGCAACTAATGCCGTTAACGCCATTTGCCATGTTAAACTCCTCGTTTGTTAATTAACACCAGTATTATAACCCATTAAGCTGAAAGTAAGAAATCAACTTAACACATACACGTTAACACTTACATCTCTAACAAACCATGACTCATCATATCGCCCGCCATTAACGTTGATATCTGAGATTGATATATTGCCTAGTTCGGTATTTCTGAACCCTGCTCTTATGGCGTCAATTATTTCAAGCTGCTTGAGATCGTAACTACCAGATTGACCCTCAACGAATACCGACATTTGATAAATGCCCTCATCCTCCTCTGGTGTCCCTCTCTTTCCAACTTGCTCATTTACCGCTGGAATAAAAAAGCATCCGACATATTGCTCATAACCAAATGGGTCGAAAGCCTTTGAGTTATCAAACGTCACTCCAACACTAGAACCAGTGGTTGAGTTGTAGTCATTAATGATATCAATGGCTGTTTGTGTTAGTGTATTTCTAATACTTAGTAAGCTATTCATATTTTCCTCAATGCCCTTTTAGCTCTAATTATTTCAGTTCTTACCCATCCTGAAGGGGCCTGCTTAGACCATCCTTGAAATTCGAGTCTTTCTATATAAGGTAGATTGTTCGTGTAATAGATTGTCTTATCGAGGACAAATGGCGGCAAGTCATTAAGAGTAATGCTGTTGCCACTAACTGAGTTTGTTTCTTTATCAGATGGCGAGGTAGTAGTTAAGAACCAATTGCTTCTAGCTCTACCACTATCAACTGGAGTTCCAAGTTGTATATTAGATAACGCCTGAAACATTACGCCCCTCACTTTATCGTTAGTGTTGGTTGTAATATCATCAATCGCTTTCTTGATGTTTCCTATCCCACGAACTGGCATTAGACCTCCCTGCATTGTGCAATCTGTGCCAAGATAACCTCTGACGGTGCTTTAAAGTCGACATTCTGGATTTGGTATTCTTTGCCATAAGCTCTTACTCTCAGTCCGCGCTTTAGGGTAATATAACCATCAACAACTAACTCACGATCGCCTGCAAGTATTGTAGTGCCATCTATGTAACCTTTATTGTATGATTTGAATACTGCATTAGTTAGCGTTTTCCATGTAACAGTTTTTAGGTCTCCATTTATCGGGTCCCTCGTTATAGTTTCTTCGCCAATCTCAACTAGGTTATTACCATCACTAACAGCCGCTTGCGCTTTAGCTAGTCCAGCTTTAACCTTTGATGCTATATCAGAACCAGCCATATTAAATTACCTTATATCCAGTATTACAAGGCCATACGTTATCACGATAAAGTCCACCGCTACCACTGCCGCAAGGTGATGCAGCGTAACCAGCTTTAGTTAGTGGGTATAGTGAGTTAATGACGCATTGGATTGTAGCGTTAGTCTTTGTTCTGGTTACGTCTTGATATGATTCAGAGTAAACACCATCAACGTTAAA